CTGATGCCACTGAAGGGTCTTTGCATCGCCCAATGGCTTGAATGTAGTGATCTATATCGGCGGTTGTAATACTCAAGTTATAGCTGCCGGAAACTGCTTGGTTCTGCTTTGCAATTGATGTTCGCAGGCCAGTGTCTTTGTGAACCCTGAACCACTCAACCTGCCCATCACAAGTGAAATCAGTATCAGAAATTGAAACAGTATCTCCTGGGGAAATCTCACCTGACACAATAGGGTTAGGATCTTCGTTGATTGCATCAAGGGGTGGAAGTGCCTCTATATCCAAGGAATCCACCCGCAGGGGATTGGTCCCCCCATCGATATCAGGGAGTTGGCTGTTGTCGGGGCTGAACGGTGGCGGCGGATCAGATGTTGGATCACTCCAATCGGGAATTTCTGAATCGTAGTTATCGCTATCGGTATCGTCTGGCTGCGGTATCTCTAATTCGTAATCACCAATGCTTGGGACAGCAATGCTGGAGGTTCCAACAGCACTATTGAAGTTTGAATCGCTTGACGTGTTTACATCGCAATCGAATGTCCCTTCACCAGTGCTGATTTGTGACGTTGGCCCGGTCGCACCAGCAACCTCACGGGCGACCTTGCTTCTGCCTTGGGAATCAATCGGGAAATGAGTTAAGTCGTAAAGCAGATACCCCTGCATAGTCTTCTGGATTCGCTCAACTTCATACATGAAGTCATGATGTGAAATCCCTGTGGAAAAAGAGGTTTCACGCCGCAGCCTTACTCGAACAATGTCACCAATGGTTATCAGTCGGTTGTAATTTCGCTCTCTGACTTTGATTCGCAAATGATGGCTAACATATTTTCTGACGGCTAAGGCATAAGCACCAATTTTTGCGGAATGATCAGATGTGGTGCAGTAAGCGCTCATATCGATTTGAACAAACGGGCCATCAGCCGCTTCACCTTCGTACCGAACTTCAGTGGTTCGAACCACAGCAAAGTTGTCGTCTGGCTGCTGCTTCCACATCACCTGAAAGCAAACAGGTGTTCTATCTTCAATGGGAACGTAATCAATCTCAAACCCATTCTCGACAACAAACTCTTCTGTAAACGTAAATTTGGGGGTTATGGCCGTTGTGTCGATAACATGTGTTGACGAGTCGTAGGGCAAACGGGGGCGCAACCCAAACTTGCCGTTGTCATGCGTCAGACGAACAAGGAAATTGAAGGACTCTTTTTGCAGATAATCCTGGAGATTTTGGCTTTGATTTACTTCGCCGTTAAAGTGAAATCCATTGGCCTCCGTGAATTTTGCTGCTGTGGTCAACGCCGTTGTATCTATCAACGAACTGCCGACCCTTTCCGTCTTCTCAAGCAAGTATTTAGCAAGATCGGCGAAATTATCAGAAGGCCCAGCTGTGTCGTCTGCCAATCGGGTAACTTCTGCGCCACCGCGAACAAAAATAAAAATCTGATTTTTCCAGGTGTTATCGCTTTGGCTAACACTGGCTTCAAAGCTAAACGTCGTCATGTCAGCGTATGATCCGCCCGTGCCGACATACGATGGTGTCGCCCAAGTCTCTCCAGAGGAAAGGACCGTGATGTCATTATCGGGGCTCCAGTTTCCCGCTCTCCCGTCATAAACCTGGCTGAGGCTTGTCCCTTTGCGGCAGCTTTTTTGATAAACGTCTTTGACTATGACCTGGGTCAAATCTCCTTGGCTCAAAACAAGGCGATATTTGTACTCCAGAGTAGTGTTTGATGACTGGTTAGAGAAATACCCTTCTGTTGCTTTTGGAGCGATGAAAGCCCCGCCCTGATCTGTTGAATCAATCGTTCTGCGTCGACAAAAAACAAGGGGAATCGGCTCGCCGATTTTTACTGCCGCTTGCGGAGACTGTGGGGACATATTCCCAGCACCAGCATCCTGACGTAACTCATTGACCGAAATGCCTGTCTGGGACGACAGGAGGTACAGAGGATCAGCAATCTTTAGTGTCATAGTCTGATTGGCGCTCCAACCAGGGTTGTGTTGTAGGTGCGGGGTGGCACTTGCGCCCCAATGGGGTCCAGCGCTGTGCCCAACTCTACGTTCAAAACAGAGAACGAGCCAGACATCTTGCTAACTCTGCCGAAAAAAGTGCTGATTAACTGTTGGTCTGACTGGGGTGCATCTAAGCCTAAGCGTCCGTCAAATTCAAAAACTTTCACCTCAATCAAATACTCCTGATAAGCAGCCTTCAAGAATATGTCTTGACTGCGTTTTGTCGCAGGCAGTGTCAGGTTTACGTTTTGCCCGCCAATAGCCGAGCTTTCAACTAGACCTTCAAACTCAAATGGGTAGTATTCATAATCTTTACTGGAAATAGTGACGGTGGAATTGACATAGAAATTCTGAAGCAGTTCTTGGTCTGCACCACCATCAATAAAAATGCGGATGTATTGAGCCTGTGCTCTGTTGCTCATTTAGATCACCCCCATGTATCGCCGCCCACCATAGCTCCGGCTTGATGCAGTAATAGCGCTTGCAAGGTCAGACATGCCTTGGGTGAATTGCTCCACCGTCACAAAGTTTTGCCCGTTCTGCTGCATCACAGGGCCCGTTTGAATGTTAATTGGGCCAACCGTGCCACCTTCCGCGAAACCAGGGATTGCACTGGCTCCACGCTGGCCTTGGAGGTAGTTAGAGGCAAAACCAGCGGCCTTGCTCTCCGGAATGATGTACTCCCGTTCACCACCTTCACCGATCAGGCCAAGGGTTGGGCCATTGACAACCCCGCCCCGTGCGAATGCCTTAAAGGATCCTCTGTTGTATCCGCCTTCGGCCTGCTGCGTGTCTGGGAAGATCCGATTAGAAGTTGACTTTGATGAGGTTTTGCCTGCTTTTGCCCGATTGAACCGTTCTTGAGCGGCGGCTGCTTTGTGTATTGCATTTGCAGCTGTGGTCGCACTCGATTGAACCTTGAGGAAGAATTGGTATGACCGCTGTGCGTTATTTGAAACACGCATCGTATTATTGCTGAGATTTAGAGAAGCTCTTGCGTTATTTGCATAACTTCTAGACAATTTGTCAGCTTGCTTTTTACTCATATTTATTTCTTTGCTGACCAGCCTCTGCTTCAGTTCCTGCTCACCTGCCTGCACTGCAGCTTTCAATTGCGCCTTCGCAGCTGTTGTTTGATGCTCGGCAATCTTGCTTTGTGCTTTTATTTGGCTGTTCAATACTTTGATGCTTTTCCTTTGGGCGTCCGCTAGCTTTTTAGTTTTTTCTAGGATTAACTGGGCTTTTTCAGAGCTTTCAGCTTCGGCAGCCGCAAGCTCTCCCTTCGCTTGAATAATCTGTAATTCTACTTGCGCTGCCTGTCGACGGAATTCGAGGCGCATTTTTTCAGCCTCGATACTATTCATTGTTTGCTGGAAGGCAATACGTGCGGCTTCGACCTCATTTCTGAAAATGCGTGTAGCAATTTCAAGGCGTTGTTTTGCCGATCCAGCCTGCTCATAAGCAATCTCAAGGCTTTGGCGCTGCATCTGATTGATTGCTGATTCCGCCTGGAGCCTTGCATCCGTAACTTTTAAAGAATTCTCAAATGACTGTGCTTGCGCCTCTATTTGAGTCTTTTCTGTCTGAAGATTTTTGATGTGGTCTTTAGTTCGAGCAATGAACTTTTCTTTCGCAAGAGCAGCAGCCTCAACGGCAGCCTTGGTTTCGTTTACTTTCTGATTGACTTCATCAACAGGCTGTTTGGCTTCTTCCGTAGCACTCTTCATTGCAACGAAGCCGGCAATGGCACCACCAATCGCAGCCACGATGCCGACAGGTCCAGTAACAACAGCGACGATTGCGCTAAGACCAGCCGCGATAATAGGCAGCATCGGCATTATTGCCGCAAAAGCGCCAGCGATGGCAACAAATCCAATAACAGCTGCCTGCACAGGGTCAGGCAAATTTAAAAATTGAGTAACAAGCCCGGAAATTAAATTCAAAACAGGACTCAACACTGGCGTTAGTTTCTGTCCTATTGCTGTCGCAAGGTCGCTCATCGCCTTATTGAATTTGATTATGGCATCCGGCTCAGGGAATCCTTCGCCCTTAATTCCTTGCAAGGCTTTAATAATTTCACGAGAAGTCAGCTTGCCTTGCGAGCTAAGTTCTTTCAGTTTTTCGACAGGCATACCCATGGACTTCGCAACTGCCTGACCAATCTTCGGCAATCGCTCCATGATGCTTACAAATTCGTCACCCTGCAGCCTTCCAGATCCAAGAGCTTGACTTAACTGGAGCATTACGCCCGCTGTGTCTGCAGATGACAAAGACATCTGCCTAGCCGCAACGTTTACACCTTCAAAGACAGTCTCAATATCCTCTAGTTCAATGCCCATTGGCCGGAGACGCCCGAATAAATTTGTAACGGCCTTTTCTGCATCTGTCTGCCCAAGCGCAAACTTGTTAGCGCTTTTTGTCGCCAATGCCTGCAGCTTTTCTGTCTCACCATATTGATCGCCTAAAAACTTCAGGCGTTTAGCAGTACGATCAGCACTAACACCAGCCTCAATAAAGCCCTTTGCAGCGGCAGCCGCGCCAACGGATGCCAAAACGCCTTGAAGACTTGTAGCTTGGTTTTTTAGTTTATTAAAACTACCTCCTATCCGTTTTGTTGTCCCCCTGAAAGCTTGATCCAGCTTCTTTGACGCATCGCGGATCCTGTCGATGACTGGCGAGACGTTATTCTTCGCGTTGTATTCGACAACTACCTGGCCAGCCACAAGATTAGTGCCACGTTGCGCTAAGTCTACCGCCGCTTAGCTTTCCGGCGCATCTCCTCTTGCTCTTGCGCTTCTACTTCAAAAAGCAGGCACCAGAGCTGTAGCTCTTCGCGGGACATCTTGCTTGAAAGCTCAGAAAGCGTGTACCCCAATTCACGAGCTACACGCATCTGCACCCTCAAAGGCCAATCATCCTTGAAGAGCTGGCTTAGTTTTTTGCCTCTTCCTCGGTGACGTTGCCCTCACCGGTCACAAGAGCAACCATCAGATTCTGCAAGTCTTCATCTCGCACATCGTTTTTCAGCTCAGCAAGCTCACCGGCTTTAAACATCCGCTGACCATTTTCGTCAGTCGCTTTGTTTACCAGGAGCTGTAGAGCGTACTGATTAGCGTCGTCTGAGTTGGCTTGCTTCTGTGCCCGCTCACGCTCTGCCATCGTTAGTGGGGTTGACCAAAACTCAAATTCATCTCCATTGCTGAGCACAACAATGCGCCTAACGGGCGTCAGATTTGCAGCCTTTTTAAGGCGGTCAAGTGCGCGTCCGCTTGCACTGGAAGACATAAAAACCTGTGAACAGTAAACAGATACTACTCATGAAAAAACCCCCAGCGCAAGCCAGGGGTAGACAAACCAGTAACAAATGATCAGCTCTTGCTGAAGTCGAAGGTCGGCACAGCAGACGGACGGAAAGTCACTTCAATCGACTGCGCATCGTCTGGGTTGACCGTAAAGCTGGCAGAAGTCAGCACGGCTTCCAGTTCGATGCTGCGGCTGAGGGTGTCGTCTACAGAGCCGGAAGAAACAACACGGTCGATATACAGCTTGAACTGCACGCCGGTTTGAATCCGCTGGATCACGTCTTCCACCATGCGCGATGCAATGGTGGTGTCGTCGTCCGTTGTGTAGATAGTGGCAGAGCCTTCACCATCAGCAAAACCGGTGATGTAGGTCTTGAACGGAGCAAATTGACCAAGCGTTTGGCCAATCGTCGTCACGTCAATCTCATCGCGGGTGATCTCAAAAGACCATTCGCGGACGTCCCCAACCGCCTGGAACTCGCTGTACTTAATGGTGAATGGTGTGGTGCCATCGGTGCCATCATCAGCC